TGCCATATCCACCATGGCCTGATCCGCCACTGTGGCCGCTTTTGCCGTATCACCCTTTAAACTGTTCAGCAGCGAAGCTGAAAAGCTGGTGACCTGCTCCATATAATCATTTGCTGATAATCCCGCTGTTTCAAAGGCTTTGTCCGCATTCGCTTTGACTGTATCCGCATCATCCTTGAATAAGGTCTCGACACCGCCACGGCTCTGCTCCAGCTTCGCACCTTCGCTTACTGATGCTCCCACCACTGCAGTAGTGGCCGTGGCCGCTGCGATTGCAACCGGTATAACAACCTTGGTTCCCAGTTCTTTCATTTTTCCGCTGATAGCAGAAATTCCTTTGCCGGTAGCATCCTTGATCTTCACTACCGGCTCGGCAACCTTTTTCCCAAGATCTTTTACACGGCTTTCTACCGCTTTAACTTTCGTTGTGGCCATGTCCTTTACAGCCATGGCCGTCACTACTTTTTTCCGGAGCGGTTCCATTTTGGACTTCAAGCTATTCAGTGCCTTGGTTGCCGGAGTTGCATCCAGCTTTGCCTGGTACTTTTCCTTCCAGGTTTTCTCCATCTCCTCACGGGTTTTCTTAACATCCTCCCGGAAAGAAGTTTGTTCTTTCTTTATGATCCGGAGAGTTGCCGTGACATTATCCTTAATGCTGATACTTCCTATCACACTCATTTGTCACTTGCACCCCCGTTCCCTTCAAAAGCAAACAGCTTTCTTCTTTCCTCTATGGCCGTCTCCATGGAAGCAAAATAAAAGAGCCTTTCCTCCAGGCTCAGATTCAGGATATATTCAGGTGTGATTCCCTTCTGCAGATAAAAGTGCAGGAAATAGGTTTCTCCGTCTCGGCTTATGAGTTTTTTAATTCTTCAACCACAGTGACCTTCTTATTTCCGAGTACACCGGAAAGCTTCATGATCTCTGTAGCGATTTCTGTTATCTCGCTCATTTCAAAGATATTCACCACTTCCGGATATGTCTGGATCAGCCCCTGATTCATCATCTCCTGTGCGACTTCTTTTAAGTTCGGTTCCACAACGGCCAGATAAATCGTATATTTATCTGCCGCATTCGGATCGTTTTCATCTTCGATTTCCGTACACTCTACGATTTCCGGATAATCCAGGTTGCGGATTTTAATATTTTCATCCAGGCTCGGAATATGTAATGTGCGGTATTTTCTGACCTTTTTCTCCTGAAAGCGCTTGATCGCCTTGTTAGTAAAACTCTTAAATACCTCGCTCTTATCTTTATCCATGACTGTTTCCTCCTCTTATGCTGCAATCTGATCCAGATTCTGCAGATCAGACGGTGTGAAGCCGATGCTGGTTTCTTCCTCGACAATTCCGCCTTTTTCCCAGTTGACCACCGGAAGTTCATTGTGCCATACATTGTTAGCTGACCAGCGCTCTGTCTGCCCATTCACGGCATCTGGATCTTTCAGCTTTGCAATAATCTGGCAGCGCACATCCTTGCCTTTCTTCCAGCTTTCCAGGATTGCTTTTGCCCTGGTATAAACTTTTTTTACGGTATAGGAGCCTTCGCCCTTTAACCCGGTAATCTTAGAGTCCACATCAATACCGATCTGGACATCTTCACGATTGGCTGTTACCTTTAA